ATAAAATTTGTTGTATCAATAAAATACCCGTTTATAGTACCTGTGTTTTGTTGCGAAAAGATACTCGGTAATTGTATAGAATTTTCGAATGACTTATATCCGAGAGCAACCTGATCTGTGTCAAGCGTCATTAGTCCGCTAACCCCTGCTTGTTGCAAAGTAATTGATAATGGCTGTGATGTATCTATCCCAGTTAAGACTGCTAATTCCTGCGGTAATAAATCAACTTCGCTTGGCGAAAAATCCGTTGCTACTCTCATGTCTCCAGTCAATTCCAAAATTTGAGTAAAATCCTTCACACCAGCAATATTTTGATTGCTTGATAAATCAACATAATTATTTAAATCTGTATTTATTTGGTCTATTTGCTGCTGGATGGTTTCACTTGTACTAACCCCAGTTAGCTGCTGGAGTTCGACAGGTAAAAGAGTTGTTGAATTAACAATCATGGAATTATTTATAGTAATATCATCAACATTAATACTATTAGCATCTAATGAATTACAATTTATATCGGCTGCATAAACAGATATCACACCCGACATAGACCTTTCGCTGTATTCTTCATTACTACTCATTTTTATTATATATAATACATATAATAAAATTTACATGTGCTTCTTATGTATATCTGTTTTTAAATGTCTCCACTTACTATCATATCTAAATTGCCTACCACATACTTCACATGTTATTTTTTTGCTTTGTCTTTCTTGTCTTTCATTAAAATTATGTTTATTATATTCTGCGTCATATTCCTTTTTACTTTTAAAAAGATGCGGTTTAATTTCGTTTAAATTACAATCATATTTATTAATCCATTGGAATTCTTTTTGATGTAATATATCCTTATCATTAGTTTCTAATGTTTCTAAAATTTCAAAATCAAAATTTTTAAAACCTCCGTTTTCTCTAATGAACTGATAAATTTTTTTATTATACTCTCTATTACTTACATCATTACATTTGTTAATATGACCCGTCTTTCTTTTTTTAAAATTACATGTGCTACCTATATAACACTCTTTAATATTTTCATCATTACAATATATTCTATATATAACTCCGTTCATAATATATATAACTCCGTTCATCTCTTTATATATTTTTAAACACAACCACAATGTTCAAAGCGAAGGAACAAAGTAAACGCTGGAGTTTTAGCACTTAAAGCACCAGTAATATCCCGAAAAGAAACAGTGCATACATCTAAATCGGGTCGACCAAGTAAATCAACTGGGGGATTTGTGCTATACTCAGCTCGGAGTCGGGCATCAGCAGAAGCCCCTGTTGAGTGGGGCTCTTCACTATATATAAAACCAACAGCCATGGATGTAGAAGAGTTTCGATCACCTCCAGCTATCATTTTGGGAGTTGCTCCAATATTGTCTAAATGAAGTTCATATAAATCTGTATGGTCGAGAGTAGCAACAACTTCACTGATAAAAGAAAAAGAAAGTTTATATTTTGCTCCATCAGTTAAGAACTGACCCCAATGAACTTTGAACTGAGCTTTTCCACTTGCGTATGATATAGAATCAGCACTTCTCAATACTACGTTAAAACTCATAATATATATAATACTATAATATAATTATTTTATACAAAAAGTTGTCTTTCTTTTTGTTGGGTTCTCATTTTCTCCAACTCATTTCTCTTTTGTTCTGGACTCATCATGCGTCGCTGTCCGCCGCCGCCGACCCCGACCATAGCCTTCTTCTTTTCTGGATATTGTACATGAAAAAACTTTCCATCGGGAATGGGTAAAGCACCCATCATTTCATGTGCTCTTTGAACGTTATGGACGTTTTGTCCCAATAGTGGACGCTTACCAGATGCTATGCCTCGAGTAGTTGTTTCAATTCTTCCAGAAAGTTCTGACCCCCCCACTCTACCGACAAGTCCTCCCGCAGCAGCAAATGCTGGAACCAATTCTGGTTGACCAATTGCTAGGGCTAGACCAGAACCAAGTTCTGAGCCAATTGCCGAACCCGTCATGCCTCCCAAACCTCTCGCTATAACATTCCCTCCTTTGCGGAATGCCGAACCGACTTCATTAACACCCTTTGAAAGGGCATGTCCAACGCTTCTAAATGCTTTACGGAAAAATGACATTATATATTTATATTATATTTTATTCTTCGTTGAAAATAATTTCATCAAAGTTCTTGAATAGGCGACCGCTTGCTGTGTTAATTCCAAGAGCAGTATGTGGTTTGTCAAACACCATCTTCTGTAATGGTTCTGCGTATGGTTTCATATGTGCTAATATTTCAGTCATCAAACTATCCATTTCATTTGCACTTATCTTAAATGTAAATATATTGTCATACAATCTGCGTATTTCAAAAGGGCAAGATTTCCAAGTTTGTAGCAAAATAAATGTTTGATATATTCCCATATGACGTTTGTTCTGTGCGATTTGTTTTAACCGGATCATGACATCCTGCCGCTTGAGCTGAGAACCCATATCATCGATAATAATTGCAATTTTATCACCCTCTTCTCGGTTCTTACATCTCTCTATTATTTCGTCTAAAACTTCTCCGTTGAGTTCATCAAAGATTTGATTTTCGGGTAATTGTTTCCCAAAAATATTGTCCGACATGGATTCCATAGAATTTGCAGGGGCTATATAGAATATTGTATTAAAACACTTCTTCAAAAGTTTGGGACTCTTAAACCAAGACCACAGCATAGATGACTTTCCGGATTTTGGTTTTCCAATTATGGCAGTCGTAGAATGTGATTGTAAGCAACATTCTGTCATTGGAAAGTCATTTAGTTTGGGATGTAGTGGATTATCACATGACATGTGACATATTGGTAAATTGGGTTTAGCACACTTCTTAATAGTTAGAGACATATATAAATATTATATATAATTATTATCGTGTAGTATAAAATATTAAACAAAAAACATATTAAATGATAAAAAAACAAGATAAATAGCACTAATTAAACAATAAATTTAATAATATAAGTAATTAAAATATTTTAATACATTATTTAAGCACTTTTTTAGTTAATTATATGCTTTTTTTATCATTTTAGCATTTAATTGTTTAAATACAAGTAATATTTCTTAAATTTATGACTTATACATTTATCATGTTCGTATTCGTATCTTATTCCAAAGAATTTACAAAGCTGTCTTATTATCGTAATAAAATTTATATATGTAAATTCTCTTGTTACATAGATTGTTTTGCATTGAAAATAATAAGGTTGTAATTTTGATAACCATAATTTATGATATTCGTGATAAACTATTTTCTTAAAACTATGATAATCTATAATATATCTTTTGTTATTATCATTGTGAGCATAATTTGTAAGTATATCCATTAACATGTCTATGGGCGGGTTAAATTTAAATATTTGTGATGACATATATATTAGAGTAATATTATATCACCAGAGAAGGGTACGTGCTAATCGACAATCAGTGTTTGGTTTATCACACCATTTTGTTCTGGCTAAATAGCTCTTGCGTTTCTTGTCTGCAAAGTCTTTGCCTTTTGTTTTGAGATACGTTCCATAGTCGCCGTAATTTTTTGCTCCAATGCTGCCTACTTTTTTATCATCCTTAAACACGTCTATCTTTTTTTTGGGATTGGTTGAAGGTTTTACTTTATAGCCTAAACGCTTCGCTTGTCTTTTAGTCCATGATGTTATTTCATACATTATATAATAACATGTGAAAAAATAAATGATTATAGTTTTTTCAATAAATCGATCATTTCTTGCTTCCTCATTTTATAGCCCCCAGGTATATTTCTCTCTCTTAATTGACGTCTTAATTCTGTAACACTCATAAAATCAAAATCAGTTACTTCTCTTTGTTCTTGTGGTACGTCAGCAACTGGTATTTGTATTTCTGGTTCGAATAAGTCTGGTCTCAAAAAATAATCTGGAACTTCTCTGTCATATGTATATTTTGTTGGGTCTATTACAGGAACTGGGATGGGTCTTGGTTGTAGCACAATTTCGGGTTGTGTTGGGATTGTCCTTCTTTCTAAAATATCGGTTCTTGGCAAATGCTGACTGCGATTTAATACTTGCAATTCGTATGCGATTTGTTGTGCACTTGGCAAAGCAGCTGGCAGCATTTGTATCCTCTCTGGAACAGGTGCTTTGTCTGGCCGTGCAACAGCTCTCGTCGCTCCATAGTTTCGCCTTTTTGTACTTGGAGCTACATTGACAACAACATTTGTTTTGACTGCTTGTTTTTGACTCACTCTTTGCACAACCTTGGCTTCTCTCTCTTCTAATAAACGCTTTTGTGCTTTGGCTTTTGCAAGAGTCTTATGTTTGTATTCTTGTGTGGGACTTTTCAAAATATATTCTTTACCCCTTTTCAAAATCTTATAAGGCATACTATATAATTAAACAATATAATTTTATATACTCTCATATATAATTATACATGATTATTTCTTGGAGATGTTGGAGATTTAATATTTTCTAAATCATTAGTTGATTG